AAGAATATGTCAGGAGTACGCAAATGCCCAAGCAAAAATACGATCTAAACGATAACGGAAAAATTGATCCAGATGAGCGTGATATTATGCTTGAGGATCGCCGCCGTATGATGGAGGACGCAGACGCAAAAAGAGACGCACAGCTTCGCATGACATGGTTTGCATTAAGCGGCATGTTGGCGTATCCGCTTCTTATAGTTTTGGCGTCTTGGTTAGGGCTAGAACAGGCATCTAATCTTCTAGCAGATATAGCTGCAGTATATGTGGTTGCTGTGTCAGGTGTAACAGCGGCATACTTTGGTTTCACAAACATGGGTGGTAAAGGACAATGATAGGACAGTTACTAGGGCCAGTAGCAGGTCTAGCTAGTAGTTGGCTCGATGCAAAGACTACAAAGCAAGCTGCAGAGGCAAAGCTAAAACTTACTGAGGCAGAAGCAAAGGCCAAGATATTATTATCTGAAAAGACTAGCGTTGCTGACTGGGAACGTATTATGGCAGAAAACAGCGGTTCGAGCTGGAAAGACGAATTTTTCGTAATTGTGTTGTCAATCCCGTTAATTTTAGCCTTCGTGCCGGGTGCAGAAGGTATTGTAGATAGAGGCTTTGAGCAGCTTCATAAGGCACCGGACTGGTATTTTTACAGTTTAGGAATTGCAATAAGTGCCTCTTTCGGTGTGAAAGGGTACAAGCAGTTTGTAAGGAGAAAGTAATGGCATTTGAAGCATTAAAAATGTTGCAGGAAAAGTGCGGTGTAGAGCCAGATGGGGCGTTTGGCCCAAATACGGCAAAAGCTATTACAGCACACTTTGAGCTGTCTCCAGAGCGAGGCGCACATTTACTAGGTCAAGTTGTGCATGAAAGCGGTACGTTTAGATATACTAGAGAGAACCTAAACTACTCTGTAGAGGCTATGATGAAGGTATGGCCTAATCGATTTCCTACAGAGGAAAGTGCAGAGCCATTTGCCAGAAACCCAAAAGCGTTAGCTGAGAACGTATATTTCGGCAGAATGGGGAATGATACCAAAGAAAAAGCTAGTGCCTACATAGGGCGCGGATTTTTACAATTGACCGGATATAACAACGTCCGATCTTTTGCTTCTGATATGCGTGTTCCAGAGGTTTTAGACAATCCACAACTGTTAGAAGAAGATTACGCAATGGATACAGCTCTATGGTTCTTTAAGAAAAATAACCTATGGAAGATATGTGATGAGGGCGTCAACGATGATACGATAAAATCCCTTACTAAGCGTATAAACGGCGGATATACTGGATTATCTCATCGTGAGAAAGAAACTAAAAAGATTTATGGTTGGTTAAAATAATACTATAGTATAAAATGTAATAAAATGTTAAAGTTCAATTGAACTTTTTTGGAGATTAAAATGGTACTTCCCCTTTTAGGTAGCTTTTTAGGTTCAGCTTTACTG